CATTCAAATCCTGACCCCTGAGAACACCGCTGCCCATAGCCTGAGTCAAGTTATACATAACAGACTCCATGCCCTGAGCCGAAGTACCCGAAATAGTAAAAAGTTTATTCAAATTCTCAGCAAAAGCAACAGTCTCCCCATTATTTTTAAATGCGTCTTTTGCCTGCATACCTAATTTAGTAACTATATCAAGAGTAGTCTTATACTCACCCCTTGCCCTTTGAGCAGAAGCAAAAATTTGATCCTGCAATTGTTTAGTAGTCTTAGTGCCGTCATTAATCATATCGAGCCTTGCTCTGATATTCGTCATATCATCAGACAAATTTACAAAAGCATTTACACCCCTAAATCCTACATAAGCAGATGCAGCAGACTTAATAAAATTGCCCAACTTATTAACCTGATTAGCACCATTAGCAATCTCATTATTAAAATTTTCCTGTTCCCGACTTGCTCTTTCAATTTCAGCTTCAATTTCCCTTAATCTGTCACGTGCAGCATTAAGAGAAGACAAATCCACAGACGCACCGGTTGCCCTGTTCATATCATAAGCAGCACCAATAACCATGTTCATACTTTGAACTATACCACTCAGTACAGGAGACATCTCATTTCTAAGTCTTATAGTACTATCAATATATCCCATTTACCCACCTCCTTTTTGGACAATAAAAAAAGACACCTAAATAAGTGCCTTTAATCAGGTAAAACATCTGGGAGAGTTCTTGTATTTCTTTCTCTTAGCATTTTAGATAATCCACTCTTATAATCAAGATATACAGTCAAAAAGCTTTCTGCATCATTAATTATATATTGTTCATCTAAATATTCATCAAAAGTTTTTCCAAAAACTTCTCTCAATAAATCCATATTATCATTTCCTGTAATATCAGAAAGTAGTTTATATATATCTTTTCTTTTAGATATTAATTTTTTGCCTTCATATTGCCAAGTAACTTTATCATTTCCATTAAGTGGCTTTTTATTAACAACTTTTGTAGAATAAGAGCCACTCTTTAAATCACCTTTATATGCTAATAAAACTTTATCTTCTCCAAGATACCCTTTCAATACTATATACCCTTTATACTCTCCTGTTCCCGGAATTCTTTTTATTTTATCCATATCAATTTTTTTATTATATAAAGTAGCAATATTTAAAGGATCTTGGATATCTGTTTCATCTTTTATCTGTTCAGTAATTTCTACTTTCTCATCTACTTCTTGAACTTCAAATTTTTCATTACTGAATTTTTCAAATGCTTTTAATTCTCCTAAACTGCTAATAGCATTAGCATTATTAGTTGTCATAAAGCTAAATACAAAACATAAAAATATACAAATTTTTTTCTTCATTCTAAACCTCCTATGTAATTAATATTATAGATAATCATATCACAAAATTAATTACATAAAAAGTTATTTTTTCAAATCCTCGCCATATTTTTCAAACATAGCCACATACATAGCCTGAACAGCCCTATCCATTTTTATAAACTCAGTAGGTCTGATAGTAAACTTACTGCAAATAAATACATAATACGAAAGGGAGGTCTCCTTATCCTCCCCAATTAGTTTTTTACCTCATCCTTAAGAATATCAAAATCTTTATCAAGCCCATTTATCTCCTGACATTTTTTCAGCAACCTGTTAAACTCCCTCGAATTAAGCATAACATTCAACAAATCATCAGGAGACATAACATTATAACTGTCCTGCAAAGACTTATCATATAAATTAGGAAAAACAACAGAATTTACAACAATATTCTTATAATAAGCCGACACCTTAAAATCAGCATTCCCCTTCCTATCAATACACATAGCATTATCAGAACTTAAAAGAGATTTTTCAGGATTCATAGCCCTTAACTTCCAAGCAACAGGAACCCCGTTTTCATCCCTAAACCTCTCAGACACCACAAAATCCACCTCATCAAAAGGATTAGGCACATTTTCTTTCAAAAAAGCTGTTAAACTCATTATCTCATCCCCTCCAATACATTAAATTTTTCAGGCATTTCCACATCATCAAAAGTTCCCGAAATATCCTCCTCCAAAGTCTCCTTGTTGACATCCAACTTAGCAAGCACCAAGCCGTCAAGATTACAATCCTTAAAAATAGTCGTATGTCTTCCCGCCGTACTGTTCGGATCATCATTAGTTATCTGAATATCAAAATAAATATCCCTACCCCTTTTGATATACTCCATAATAACATCCCTGAATATGTCCGTATTATAATAAGCCTTAGCCTTAAACTTACCGACACCATATCCCGAGCGATTACCGGCCTGCTTAGAACCAAGCCGTCCAACCTCAGTCTTTTTCTTATCAAACGTAGCCTCAAAATCAATCAGCTGCATCCATAAATATCTGTTACCATCTATAGTAACATAAGCACTGCCAGATGCACCATGAAGAGGCTCCCTCGCATGCATTATTGCCTGAGCCATATTTTATACCCCCTTATCTCACCCATATAGTTTGATACAATTTTTGCATTGCCATTACAGGAGTTAAATAATCCTGCACAACAACAGAATCCTTTTCGATACCCTTTTCAACAACAGTATCCCTTTCACCCTCATAATCCTCAATAGCCCCAAGCTTTATAAGAGAATTAGCGTGATTAACAAGCTCATTCCAAAAAGCAATCCTGCCGTCCCTGTTATTTTGCACCTTACCAAGATACATCTTATTAAAAATTATAGCAATATCAATAGCCCTTTGATCAAGCACCCTCATAACTTGATTTTTAGAAAAATCCTTATTTTTATACAAAGTAAATTCAGTAAAAGAGTTTATATCCTCCAATACTCTAACCTGTGAATTTTTCTCATAAAAAAATAAAAAACCGTCTATTATAGCCTGTTTAGCTTCTCTTGTCTTGTACTTAGTATTAACTATATACTCACCGTCATATTTTTTATTTGTGATAGATTTATTGACGCTGCAACCTGCCTCTTGACCAAGAACCCAATATACCAAAGCACCTACATCATCACCCTCAGCCTTATTTTTTATATTTATAAGACCCTCAAAATTAGCTTTTGCCTTATCCACATTGTAAAGTACGCATTGAAACTTTACACCCTCATCATCACGAAGGCGAACAGTAAAAGCCTTGTACAACGCCTTTATAGATACATCATCTCCCGCATACCCGATTGTGTTAAAATCATACTTTTCAATAAGTTCTAAATACTTTAAGTGAGAGCTGCCACTCACAGTACCACTTGTACCGTTTGCAAGAAAAGTTCCTGCATTGGCACTTAAAGTATTAGCACTCCCCGCAGAGAATGTAACTATACCATTATTTTTAAGCCCTGTTATATCCTTTACAGACTGCTTATCCATAACCTTACCCTTTAATAATGTTGTAACTATAAAATTACCCTCTACATCAACATCATTTTCTATAGTTATCATAATTTCATTACCGACAGTACCATTATATTTAGCAGTAACTTTAAGATTATCAGCAACAACAGCAGTAGCCTTAGCACCGCCACTATCATTTATTCTATATAGATATAACACCTTAGCACCAAGCATTATATCCCTTATAGGCTTTAACTTATCATCAGTATAATTATATCCAAGTATTTCAAGTGACTTAGTTTGTAAGTCAGCAGCTTCAATTATGATTACTTCACCCACAGGTCCCCAATCAAGTGATAGACCTATTGTACAATAACCCCTATCACTAAATTGATTAGCAGCTCTTGGAACAGATACATAATTTATATATGAACCCGGTAAAATCTTATTTTGAACAAGAAAAGTACCACCACCCAAAGCACCATAAGCCATTTATTTCACCTCTTTCTTATTAAAATCATCAACAAGCTTTTCAACTTCATCAAGAGTATATCCTCTATTATCTTCTAACAATACTGATAATACATCTTTGTTATAGATTATATTTTCAGCAGATAAAATAGCATTTTTAGTATATTTAAAAGCTTCATCCGTTTTTGCCTTAGACATATTAATCACCCTTCCTTTGCACAATCTTATTTTTCATCATCAATACATCTGCAATTTTAACTTCTTTCAACATATACACATAAGTAACAGCAAGAGAAAAACTATCATCATTTATATTAGATTCC